TGATAAACTCGCCTTCTGTTGTCCATTCGGACGGCGCAATCACGTTCTGGCTACGCAGTAGCGTATAGCAAGCAATCGACCCATCATCGCCATTTACCAGCATCAGCCGGTCGCCTTCGTCTGTAGATGTGGCCACACGCACTGCCATTTCCTCTGGCGACTTTAGCAGATGCGATGATAGCAACGATATCTTGTCGGATGTGTAGGCGTTCACTGTGTCGCTAAAAATAAACTCTTGTATCGCCTTACCCTGTCGCTGAATAAACAGCGTTGCACCATCCACGTTTTGTACACGCAAGCCCGGCTTCATGCCAAAGCTGGTCTGCGCCTTCACGATAAGATTGGCCGGGGTGATAGGGTCATCCAATGCTTGCGGCACATAGAACTCGCCGCCTGTTGTGAATATCTGCAAGTTACGCCCGGCATACATATCAACAATCGCATTAAACGTGCCGGTGTCTAGCGTTGCCTCAACAGACGCATCGTCTAGCGCTTCGCCTGGGTCGAAGTTAAAAAAGTCTGCAACCCGGCTACCCCAGATGGTCGATGGGCGTTGCTTCGAGCCGCCAAAGTATAACCGGCCTTCATGGAATACCACACTGCGCGGCCAGCCTCTATCGTCTGACCATGTGTTCTCGTAACCGTGTTCGCTCTCCCAGTCGCCTGACACAATGGCGCTTGTGTCAAAAAACGGTATCTCGACATAGGCTTTTACTTTTGTGTCGCTAACATATTGCGTGATGCGTGCGCGGCCAAAACCATTTAGCGCCACAATGTACTCATCTACCGCTGCTGTCTTAAATGCCTTGATGTCGTAGCCAGATGTATTATCTGGCTGCGTTGTCCATGCCGGGTAAACAGTGGCGACCTTTGTCGATGCCACATAATCCTCAACGTGCCGGGTCTGACCAGCACCAGTGCCGCTGGTAATCTCAATAAACATACCATTGGGCTGGTCATCAGATGTGAAGCTAGACGCCGCCTTTAGCGTGATTGTGTCTGCGCCGCCAGCTTGTGCTGTGCCATTGTCTGTTGTCACAGATGACGCGGTGATTTCGATGTTGCCGGCTGTTGCGCTTGGGGTGATCGTATATGTCGGGTTGTGCGTATCAAAGTTAAATGCGTATTTAGGGATAAAATCAAACGCAATAGTGCTGGCTGTCCAGTCGCTGTCAGTCGCACCGCGCAGAATGCGCACCGGCTCTAAATCCTCATGCACAACAATCACAGTATCCGCTGACTGTACCCAATTCATTTCCGGGATAATCGCCGCTGTAATGCTAGACACGGTCAGATAGTCATTGCCTGACCCGTTGATATTGGTCACCAGTACCCGGTCTTTATAGACGTACATCTTGCCGGGCGTAAACACTAGCATATAGCTATCGCTGACGCTGAACTCAAAGCCAACCATGCGCACAGCATTGGCAGCGCCGCTGTCTAATTCATGGATGAACTTCGTGCCGTCACGGCGCACAGCACCGCCCTGGGGCTGGATAGATACGTTCTGCGCTGTGGTCAGTGCTGACTTGTACTGGCTGATGTCTGTCCGGGCGCGTAGCTTCGGGTCAATCTCGCCAGACGTAAAGTCATTCTGTATCTGTATAATCCGGCTCATGCTAGAACCTTATGTCGGAAATAGGGAACTCTTGTATCTGTTGCGCCGGTCTGTCAGCGCCGTCAATGTTAATCGCAACGCGCACCAAACCGCCGCGCATATTTTCTGATGGCGCGCCATAAGCGCGCTGGTGGAAATAGTCGGCCTTTGTGATCTGGTCTGTCACCGGCTCTGCGAATTCTGCGGCAAGCGCAGTCTTTAGCAAGCGCACAAAATAAGGTGGGAATTCAAAAGGCTCTGGGCGATACTGGTAGTCAATCCAGACATCCTCGTAATTTGTGTTTAGGCCATCGCCGTAAATCTCAAAGTCACGGCGCGACTGCGCGCCCACGGCGTCTGTGTTAAATACAGCCTTTGGGTTGCCAAGCAGATTGCCGGGCAGCTGGTAAATATACTTCCATTCGTTGATAGGGGTTTGCACTAGCCGCGCCAGCTTAACCTTCTTGATAGACCAGCTGTATGGATACTGCATAAGCAGGGTATCGCGTACATCGTCATATAGCCGGTCAGCCACTTGCGCGTCATCTGTTCCAACTGTGAAGCTAGATAAAGGATTAGCGCCCAACATAATGAGCGCGTCAGAACAGATAGATAGTTTGGTATCGCCAGCAGCCATCTAAATTCTCCAAAGAAAAAGGCTGGGGCGGCATACACCGCCCCGGCCAAATGGATTAGTCAGTGTCAGTCATGCTGATGGCTGTGCCGTCAGTTACGTCCACTACACCTGATGCGTTAGACGCTACCATCACGATGCTCAGTGTTGGTGTTGCGCTGTCATGCACAAAGATGATGTCGCCGACTGCCAGTGTGTCAGACAGGTCGTTGAAATAACCTGATGTGTTCACAGTAGCAATCGCGTCTGCTGATGTGTAGGTGTACATAGAAGGAGCGTTGCCCTTCTTTGCTGCACCGATTACGTTCCAGCCTGTAGATGAATAAGCCATATCTTAAGTCTCCTTATTCAGTGCAGCTGATTTTGACAATGCCTTCGTCATCAATGGCAACCGCGCCAGCGGAGAACATTGAGGATACTAAAAAGCTAGTCTTTTCAGGTACATAGTTAATTTCACTACGCTGGTTCATGCCGATGCACATGCCGATTGCATCGCGGTGGAATGCGAAGCAAGTACGGGTTGATGGGATTGGCAAGCCACCTTCGTCACGGTCGCCGATGGTCACGAACTTAAAGCCCATGAATGTGTCAACTTCACCAGAAACCAGAGCCTTCACTGTGTTGAAATCAACAGATTGGATTTCGGTTTCGCCCAGCAAGCCAGCCAAGCTGTTTGCGTGGATAACCATTGCACGGCCTTCGGCTGGTACGTTGTTGGCGTCCATCAGCTTCTTGGCTTCAATCAGCTTCTCGATGTTCAGGTTTGTGGTTGCACCACCGATACCTGTTGCAACAGTCAAAGAAGTTGAGGAAGCATTCAGCGCGTCAATGACCAGCTGATCCATGCGGCGTCCGATTGCGTTACCCACAACCTGAACAAGCTCACGGCGCTCGTCAAAGTTTACTTTCTGCTGGTTGAAAATGTCGCTGTACTCAGCTGCAATGTAATCGCTCATTGATGCAGTTACTTGTGAGTAGCTGACGTTCAATGGGGTTACGTCTGTCTGAGGCACGCGAACTGTTGCTGTGCCTTTCCCAATCTTAGGGAACTTCACCTGGTTGCCTTCTACATTTGTCCGCTCACGGGTCAAACCAGCAAGGGCGCGTGACCCTTGGTATGCCTGTTTAACTTCCGCATCGAACATTTGTACGAAAGCGTTGGAAATAGCTACTGCCATTTTTCTGTCCTTCCGATTAAAATGTTTTCAAAAAAGTCGCATCAGGTATCCGGGACGCCGGGCTGACAGCTTGGGCATAAACGCTACGCCCCCAAGCGGTTCTAACAGGCCACAGGTGGTTGTCTGTCAAATGAATTTTAACAAAAAATAACGCGCCCTGCAAGGCGCGCTATTATTTAGATAGCAGAGTATTCTTGCGTGCCGTAAACTTGCTCAAACATCCGCTCGACTTTTGCCCGATAAGCTGGGTCGGTTAGATACTCTGGCTTGCCTACCATGGCATTCAATTCCTCTTTGGATGGCGCACCATCAACCGGGGTCATATCAACAGGAATAGGACGGTCGCCGTAATAGCTACGCACTTTCTGCAACGCTTTTAAGCCTTGCGCTGTGCCGCCCATAATTTTGAATTCCTCGAAGTCACCCTCTGACCAAACACCCTTGCGCACCAAACCCTGCGCCCAGTCGGTCATTGATTTGATAGTCGCGTCAGCATTTGGCCCAAGTTTCGCAAGCTCGTCTTGATAAGAGATTTCAGCTTGTTCATTTTCCTGTTGCGCCATACTAATAAAGCTATTCGCCAACTCGTCAAACGCACTCTGGCTAATACCATTGTCCTTCGCCCAATCTCGATATGTCGAAAGCAACGGGTCATCGTCAGGGATATTTGCATCTTTAAATAAGCTATCATCGTATTGCTCCGGGGCTTTGTGCTTGCCCTGAGAAAACTTCTTCTGCAA